TAAAAGGAGTTATTGATTTACTTAGTGGCGTCATTGACGCATTTAAGCCAGCTTTTGATTATTTTTGGAACAATGTATTAAAACCCCTAGCCGAATGGACAGGGGGTATAGTAGTTGATGTATTGAAATCACTTGGTGATGTGTTGTCTACAATTGGTCAATGGCTTTCAGAACACGCAGAAGGTTTTTCAAATTTCGTTATAGCTTTTGGTACATTTGTAGGAGCGATTAAAGTAATAGGAGCTGCTGTGAAAGTTGTTGAAGTTCTATCTGGAATCTTCACTTTTCTTTCGAGTATTGGTGGCCTTAGTGGAGTGCTTTCTGCAGTAGGAACAGCGATTGGTACAGTAGTTGGTATTTTAGGAGGACCTATAACAGTAGCGATAGGAGCGGCTATTGCAGCAGGAGTGTTACTTTGGAAAAACTGGGATACAGTAAAAGAAAAAGCAGGACAATTAGGTAAATGGATTAATGAAAAGTGGAATGGAATTAAAAGTTCTACATCTGAAGCTTGGGATAGTGTAAAAAAATGGAGCTCTGAAAAATGGGAAGATACAAAAAAATCAGTTAGTGATAAAGTATCTACAATTAAAACTAATGTGTCAGATAAATGGAGTGAAATAAAAAGAGGAACATCTGATACTTGGGAAAATGTAAAAAGTACAGTATCTGATAAAGCAAATACAGCAAAAAATAATGCTGTTAGTGCGTGGTCGAATATGAAAGAAAAAATGGGAAGTTATTCGAGCACAATCAAATCAAATGCAAAAAATGCATTTGATAGTGTAGCTTCTTGGGCATCTGGAATGGGTGAAAAAATAGGCTCAGGATTAAGCAGAGGTGTAAATGCTGTGAAAAGAGGAGCAGCAGCGATTGGTAATGGAATTGTTAGTGTTATTGGGGGCGCTGTAAATGGAGTCATCAATGGTATTAACTGGGTACTAGGAGCAGTAGGATCAAGTAATCGTTTAACTGCGTGGGAAGTTCCAAGGTATGCAAAAGGTACCAATGGACATCCAGGAGGGTATGCAATGGTTAATGATGCTGCTGGCAGCCGTTATCAAGAAATGTTTATGCTGCCTGACGGAAGAGCTGGTTTATTCCCTAAACAAAGAAATTTGTTAGTTAACTTACCTAAAGGTTCTCAGGTTATACCAGGAAATCAAATACCAAATTATGCTAAAGGAACTAGTGGGTGGCTGGATAATCTTCAAGATTTAGCTTCGAATATTTGGGACTATGCAACCAATCCTAAAAAAGTATTAGATGCTGCTGTATCAAAATTTACTGATTTATCTGGAGTGTTTGAACCCGCACTGTCAATTGCTAAAGGTGGAATATCAAAGATGACTGAAGGCGCAGTCGGTTTTGTTAAAAAATTCTTTGATGAGGGTAGCGAATCCCCAAAAGGTACTGGAGTTGAAAGATGGAGGCCTGTTATTAAAAAGGCTTTAAGTATGAATGGATTACCTTCTAATGAAACATATACTGGTGCTTGGTTAAGGCAAGTGCAATCTGAATCTGGAGGAAATGAAAAAGCAGTACAAGGTGGATATGTTGATGTAAACACTATTTCAGGAGACCTTGCAAAAGGGCTACTACAAACAATATCTGCTACATTCAACGCATATAAATTCCCAGGTCATGGAAATATTTTTAATGGATTTGACAATTCATTGGCAGCAATAAACTATGCAAAAAACAGATACGGAGTTACAGGAATGCTTCAAGTTATTGGTCATGGACATGGCTATGCTAAAGGAACACCTTGGGTACCTGAGGACCAATTAGCAATGATTCATAAAGGAGAAATGGTTGTTCCAGCTGGCGCAAATCCTTTTAATCCAGATAATCAATTTAAAGACTTTAAAAATCTGCGTATGCCTGACCAATTATATTCGTCACAAAGTACAATAAATAATACTGATTTTAACAATTCCTCTCCAAATAATGTAAATAGTTATGGTATTTCTAAACTAGAGAATTCTTTGGTTAATGCAATTATGTCCCTAGTGAGTTCTCTTGGTGCATCAGCTTCGCAAAATCGGGATGGTGATATAATTATAAACATAGGCGGAGAAGAATTTGCTCGAATTGCTATTTCTAAAATTAATGAGTATAATCGGAAAATTGGTTATAATGCACTTGAAATATAGAGGTGAAACTATGTCTGGAATGTTAAAAATAAACGGACAGACTGTTCGATATCCTAAAGAATATTCAGTAGGGATACAAGCAATTGATGCTGATTCTAGCGGCAGAAATGCTAACGGAGAAATGGTACGAGATGTAATTGCAGAGAAAATTAAATTAACAATGAAGTGGGGGCCTCTGAGTGATTCAGAGGTCTCTTCCATTTTGCAAGCTGTAAAAAGTAATTTCTTTCAAGTTGAATACCCAGACCCCTTGATTGGAAGGCAAAGAGTTAAAACATTTTATGTAGGTGATAGATCAGCTCCTTCTTATTCATGGAATGGTAAATTTGAAGAATTGAAGTGGGAAGGATTAGAAATGAACTTTATTGAACAGTAGGCAGAAAGGAGTATACATGTTAAAAGTTTCAGAAAGATTTTTAGAAAAAATAAAAAGCATGGATAGAAATATCGTCACTCGTATAACTGCAAAAAATAAAGTATACACTGGTAATGATGTTAATTATTTAAAACTTGACTATGGTGCAATGGTCGGAGACAGCCTACAAATTGGCTCTACGTATTCTAACTCTTTAGAAATAGAATTTTGTTCAGTAATTACAGAGTTTGAAGAGATGGACGAAATCGTAATTGAATTAGGTGTTGTAATTCATGATGCAGAAAGTGATATCAGTTCAGTTAAACCGGCAAAAGTAGGCTCAGCTAAGATAGGTTCAGCTAAATTAGTTGGATATAAGCCAACTGAATATGAATATGTTAATATGGGAACTTTCTATATTACAGAATCAGATCCTGATAGAAATGAGAAAAAGACTACAATTAAAGCTTTAGACAGTTTCGTTTATATGGAAGGAATGTACAAGTCAGAATTACCTGAAATGGAAACAATAAGAAATATTGCAATTGATATTGCTAATAAAGCTGGTATTAAAGTTGATTTATCGTCATTTAATGGATTAAGCACGGTTAGAATAAAAACTCCTAAAAACTGTACTTATAGACAAGCAATTGGAATGATAGCACAATTTGAATGCGGATACGCTCATTTTAATAGAGATGGACTTTTAACTATAAGAAATCTGACAGATCCACGCTTTCAAATAACGCCAAGTGAATACTTTATGAAAGGCCTAAAAAAGAACGAATTAATGTACAAGCTTGGCGGTATTTCTTGTGAAGTAAGATCTGATGAAGAAGGTAGTAGTGAAACTATATTACTTAAAGCTGGTTCCGATAAAGGAGCTCAGATAAAGTTATCTAATAATTCTATGACACAAACATTATTAGATGATATGTATGTGAAATTAAGGAATTTAAACTTTTACCCATACAATTTATCTTGGCGAGGTAATCCAGCATTGGAAGTTGGAGATTGGATTACTTTTACAGATAGAGAAGGTAACAAATTCAAAAGTCCTAATCTAAGCTATTCTTTAGAATATAGAGGTGGCTTAAAAGGAACGAGTTCAGCCGACACTAAAGCTATTTCATCACAAACAACTCAATTCAAAGGACCTATTCAACAACAACTAGATGATTTATATTCTAGAGTTGATGCTGCTGGTAAAAATAATGTATATGATGGGACAGACGAACCTAAAAATCCGAAAGAAGGGGACCTGTGGTTTAAACCTAATGGCCCAGATACTGAAATTTGGATATATAGAGATGGAAAATGGGTAATGCAAACCTCAACTGCTTTAGATGAAGATATTAAGGAGAAAATTGAAAATTCTACCCCTTCCGACGAAATCGTGAAAACAATTAATTTAAGTCAAGAAATGGATGGAAAAGAATGGCTTAAAATTACAGGTGCAAAAATTTGGCTAACAGATCAAACAAAAATTGATGATGCGATTATTACTCACGGGATGATAGGTTCTGTAGATGCTGGAACAATAAAAGTAGGAACTTTAGATGCTGGTAAAATAAGAGTAGTTAATCTTGATGCTAGCGCAATTAGTACGGGTACTTTGACTGCAATTAATATTGAAGGAGTAAGAATAAAGAGTGCTACAATAACGTCAATAGGACAAGATTTCACGATGATAGAAGATAATGGGTCAATTACTTGGAAAAGAAATAGTGATCAAAAAGAAATTTTCAAATTCTATACTACTCTCATAAATCAAAAAGAAGGAAATGTTAGGTTAGAAGTTTCAGATGAAGGATCTTTTACGATATTTAATAAAAAGCTTAATAAAGCATTTTTGTCATTTTTTGGCGCCACTAATAACATGTCAGGGACAGCTAATTTAGATAATTTTTATGTTGTTGGTAGTGGTCATAGTTTGAATTTTGCACCTGGGAGCTTTGGTTATTCTTCTACAGCCAGTAAGAGTCCTAGTTTAAATGTGAGTAGCAGTGGTTTTAGTATAGGGAATAATGATACTAAAGTATTAGGATCATCTGGAGGAAGGATTAGTATATCCGCTACTTCTACAAGTGTCACAGGAAATCTTAGTGTTACTGGCTCTAAAAATTCTCTTGTTGATACAGAAAACTATGGACAGCGTTTATTAAATGCTTATGAAACTCCAGAATACTATTTTGCAGATTATGGAAAATCAGTAACTGGATCAGATGGCCAAGTAAAAATTGAAATCGAATCTATTTTCTTAGAAACAATTTTTACTAACAATGAAAACTACCATGTTATGTTAAGTCCTTACGGAGAAGGTTCAATTTGGGTAGAAGAAATAAAGAGTACCTATTTTATTGTAAAAAGTGACAAGCCAGAAATACCTTTTTCTTGGAATATTATTGCATATAGAAAAAATTATGAAGATGTTAGACTGAACCAACCTCAATAGTGGAAAAGGAGAATATATGATGCCTATAAAAGAAATGGAAATTTCGTCAGAACAAGTAATTGATCAATTATTAAAAAAAATAACAGAGTTAGAATATGAAAATGCAGCTTTAAAAGCAGTTCTATCTAATAAAGACAGTAATGATTAAGGAGTGTTTTTATGTCTTATGAAAAACAGCATTGGCAAACATATGATGAATTAAAGACAGAAGAAGAGAATAAAGCGTTAGGTGCAGTTGTAACATCTGAACGCATGAATCATGTAGAAGATGGAATCGCAATCTCACACGAAAACATTGATAGTCATACTAAGCAGTTTGATAATCCTCATAAGGTAACTTCTGAACAGGTAGGAGCTTATACTAAAGAAGAATCTAATAAAAAATTCGCAGCATTGGGCAGTTCGTATACAAAAAAAGAATCAGAGGATTTATTTATTGAACAAGCTGAAGCAGAAAATGGTCTATTTGTAAGGAAAAATTCTAAAATATTAGATTTAAATGATGCTGTGGATCCAGGTATTTATTCGATTCCAGCTACAGGGGTGGAAAATAAACCATTACCAAACTCTGGAAGCTTGATTGTTAATAAAGATTCAGGTGGAGTCAGACAATTATTTCAAACAGAACGGACAGTTGTTATTCGCCAATTTGGTGGAATCCCTTCAACATGGACAGACTGGAAAGAAGTCGCATTTGCACCGAATGTTGTGAATTTAACTGAACCCCAGCGTATAGGTGGGATTAAAGAGTTTTCTGAAATTCCTTTAGTAAATGGAAAAGAAGTTGCTTTAAAAGATGAAACGTTTATTTACAAAAAAGCAGGACTGGATGAAGTAGAAGCTGCATACAGAAGTGCTTTTGGAGCAGAAACCAATATTCTTTTAGTTCGTAAGGGAAATAAGGTCGATGCTTATTTGCGAGTTAATGTGGTGGATGTAGAAAAATTAAAGCCAAACATGGTCCAAATTTTTAAAATTCCTAAAGGATTTATGATTGATCAAGAAATGAGAGCAGGATATTGGAATACCGCATTAACAACTGTGCAATATACCTATCCTCAAGGTAATTATGGAGCATTATATGAGGAAGGCGTGAAGGGAATTAGGTTTGGTAGTGACAGAAAAGGGAATCATTATGTTTGTGGTAGTTGGTACACTGCAGATGCTTTCCCGGAAACATAAAATAATGATGGAATAAACTAAAGATAAACCGTTTAGCGAAAGCTAAGCGGTTTTATTGTAAGTAGAAAGTAGGTGCAGGATGAACTTAACACTAGAACAATGGTTAGCGGTGATTACATTTTTAAGCGGAATTATCTTCGCATTAATGAAATTCTATCATGTCTTCTCTCAATTAGAAGATAGCATGAAAGAACTAAAACAGGCTGTTGACCGATTAAATAACCATGAAGTGCGCATTAGTCGATTGGAA